ATATCTAGTCGAGCCAGCTGCCCAAGGTTTCATTTGCCAATGGTGAGTTGCTACTGTAGCTGCTTCAAGAGTTCCTGCTATACTCGCATCGTCTGTTGATGTTAATTGTTCTGCAGTTATTGTTCCACCTGCAGATAAATCAGTTCCCACATACACTTTTTTAGCTATTGAAGCACCACCTTCAACTCTTAGAGCACCTGTATCTCCTGTTGCGTTTGTAGCATCTGTTGTGTTCGTTATATCAACAAAACCACCATCAAATACATGCTTTGTGTTTAAATCATCAACTGTGTAAATTGTACCATTAGCAACTCCTGCGACATCACCAAACTCAAACTTTAAGGTAGTATCAGCTGCTCTTCCTGAAGCCTTCATTATTTCTTCACCATCTTCATCGTACATAGCAAAGTGAGTGGAGTATCCACCACCAAGACCATAAAACTGATGTGCTGCATTGCCAGTTCCAACAGAAGTATTACCAAATATACTTCTTTTCAAAACTCTAAGATGGTCTAACGAACCAGTTCCTTCTACATCTAGGGTATGAGTCGGAGAGTTGGTGCCTATCCCTACTCTATTACTACCAGCATTAACGTAAAACATATTTGCGTTACCGCTACTCTCAATTCTAAAATCAGTATCTAAACCATCTTCGTTGAATACTGTATATGCCTGTCTACCAAACCCACCGATATTAGAATCTTCAGCTTCAAAAACACTACTTCCACTTATAGTAAGTTTTATCCCAAGTGTCCCTTCTTTAGTTAATGTTGCTCCTGTAGAAGCGAGTCCAACTCTTAAGCCAGCGCTAAATTGAGGTACACTTGAAAAAGTAGATGCACCAACATTGGTAAAGGTTGGAGTGAGTAAGTTAGAACTAGTTAAATGAGCATTTGTTATCCTAGTTAATCCACCCACCATACTAAAATTACCAGCTACAATATGTAAACCAAAACTTCCTAATGCTCTAATATATTGACCAGCTCCACCTGTTCCTGCTCCGGTTTTAGTACCTGCAAAGAAAAAGTTAGATTTCTCATTAGAATCTACAACGAATCCACTACCAAGTTGCCCTTTTGCAGTAAAAGCAGCAAAACTATCAATCGAATTACTTACTTGAGTGTTGACTACACTAAATCTAGCAACGGATGGTACGGTACTACCACCTTCTAATGAAATACCAGAGTTTAAATGTCCTGCATCACCTAATAAAGAACCAACTTTCATATTGATACTAGCCGTTACAGGAGTAGCACCACTTTGACTAATGTGACTAGTAAGGTTAAAGGTAGAAGAAGTTGTTTCAGCTACATTTTCTATTCTTAATTTGTTAATATCAACATGATTAACATCATATTTACTTGAAAACTGTACAAATGCTGGTTTTGCTGGTGGATTCTGAAGAGTGAATATATCTTGGTTAACACCACCTCTTGATTCTATTTCAAATGTAAATGGACTTAATGAAGAGGAAGCGTTAGCGTTAACATCTCCATTTATTGAAGATAGTTTATCTGATTCAATTGTAAATCCACCAATCGTACCACCTGCAGCAGTTATCGAACCACTAATAGTCATAGTATTATTGGATGGGTCTAGATGAAAAGCTGAAGAACTTATTTCTATGTTACTATTTGAACCACTAATAAATTGTCCACCACCACCTAAGAAAAAGTTAGATGATGACATAAATAATTCGTCTGTACTCCCGTTGTAATGTATATGACTACCACCATCCTTACCAGCAAAGAAATGTGCATGATGTGTTGTACCAGAAGATTGACTTACTTGTGCTAAAACTCCTATTTTTCCTGAAGCACCAGTTATATTACGATGACTTACTATACCAATATTATCTGTGTTGACATAAAATAAAGCACCCTCACCGCTTGGATCTGATTTTAATGTAGCATTAGCTATAAATTCATTAGCTACTGCTTTTGCAGCTACTTCAGCCGTACCACCTGTAGCTCTAAGACTAGCATTTGCTATAGTGTTTGCATCTGTTTGGTCTTGTGCTATTACAGTTGCTAGTGTATTGGTTGTCTGCATTTGAGCTTGATGAAAGTCATTAGCATCATTATCAAGCAATCGTTTTAGTTTAATATTTGGTGTTGTTCCATCTCCAATATCGATAGATGCTGATATGAATGCATTACTACCTAAAGAATGTATTTTTGTTAGTTCGGTTGAGCCAATATTAAATCCAGCTATTTCACCACTTGTAGCATTTACCTTACCGCTCATAGTAACATTGCCATCTTTAGTCAAGTGGAATGCACTCGAACTAATTTCAATGTTTCCATTTGAACCACTTAAAAATTGTCCACTACTACCTAAGAAAAAGTTAGATGATGACATAAACATATTAGTTCCATCAAAATCTAAATGAGCTCCATCTTTCTTACCGATGAATGCTCTTGTAGAGTTATCACTTGCCGTAACTTGAAATAGTATTCCTGAATCACTACCATTTATATCCCCATAATGATTAAAGGGTCCATCTGCGTTCATTCTAAATATAACACCTTTAGTAGCTGGTGCTATATCTTGAATTAGATAGTAAGATGTTGTACCATCATATCCTCTACCAGTAACAGATACATCAGGATTATCAGAATCAACTAAGAAATCTAATAGAGCAGAATTTCCACCAGCCCCAGCTCCAGTAGCATCTTCTGCAAACAACGACATATTAGCTCTATTTTGAGAGTTTTGAGTTCTTAATTGTATTGACGATTGTAAATTATTGGTACTATTAAAATTCTTTAATAAGATACCCTTATTATCTGTAGAATCAAATGACATACTTGTAAATTTATTACTACCATGTGAGTTGATAGTTTCAAGTTTAGTTGTTCCTATATTGTATCCACCAATAATACCTGAACCTGTAGCATTAATAGTTGTAGCAGTTATGTTACCATTTATCAAAGCATTAGAGGCTGTAATCTGTCCACTAGCTCCTTTTAGCTTTAATGTGCCAGAAGTCGAATCTAAATCTGTCCCAATTCTGAATCCACCTACTTCACCTGAACTGGCTATAACAGCACCAGACATTGATATGTTAGAAGCGGTTACATTTCCTGAGTGGTCGACCTTAAAGTCTGACGAGCTTATGAAAAGTGTTTGTGTTGAATTATTTATCTCTACACCAGTTGATGTCAAACTATGAGCATCTAATGTGAATCCACCAATCACACCTGAACCTGTAGCGTTTATAGTTTCAGCAGTTATGTTACCATTTATTAAAGCATCAGAAGCCGTAATCTGACCACTAGCTCCTTTTAGTTTCAACGTACCTGATGTAGCATCCAAATCAGTTCCGATGTTAAATCCACCGATTGTTCCTGTCTGTGCAGTTATCTTACCTGTTATCTGTGCGGCTGAAGCAGTTATCTGACCTGAACCGGAAAGTACTAATGCCCCATCTGAACTTTTTAGTCCTACGGAGTCTAACGTAAATTGACCGATAGTACCAGCAGTATTAGCGGTTATAGTATTAGCAACTATATCACCTGTGATGTTTGCAGCTGAAGCAGTTATCTGTCCATTAGCACCATTTAAGATTAAGGATGGACTAACAACACTAATAGAGTTACCCATACCTGAATGTGAATTGCATTTGTAATACAAGGTACTTGGAGTTGCTGATGTTACAACGATTGTCGCAGTTGTGCTTGTGATGGTAACACCAGTAGAATATATAGTTCCATCTTCAGAAGTAGCAAATCTAAATGGATGACTACTCATCACACCACTACTCATGGTAAACACATAGGTGTTACCGACTACAAAAGTAAGTGTTGGTTGATTAACACCATCAAAAATGTAGTAACTAGAACCATTGTTTGTTACTGTTATAGCAGTGCTACTACCATTTGTAGCGCTTTGAATTTTATTTGTACCGATATCAAATCCACCAATTGTACCACCCGCAGCAGTTATCGAACCACTAATAGTCATAGTATTATTGGATGGGTCTAGGTGAAAAACTGAAGAACTTATTTCTATGTTACTATTTGAACCACTTATAAATTGTCCGGTTCCACCTAAGAAAAACTTTGGTGTTCTTATATCAACAGAACTACCACTCATAGTAACATTAGGTACATTTATCTCTAAATTTGAACCACTAATTTTTCCACCTGATATTAAAACATCTGAACCTGTTATCTGTCCGTTTATACCATTTAGTTCTAGTGTTCCGATTGTGATTATATTTAGCTGACCACCCATACTACCATGCGCAGTACATCTATAGTATAAAGTGGATGGTGTGTCGGCTGTAACTGCTATTTCTACATAAGCACCAGCAAATCCTTGTGAACCATTTACAGTAACTCCTGTTGAGTATATAGTGCCATCAGCTGATGTAGCAAACCTAAACGGATGTGCGCCATTTGAACTATCTGAATTATCAAATCTATATGTGTTACCAACTTTTAATTCTAATGTAGGTCTGTCCACACCGTCTATATAATATTTGTTACCACCGACAACCGTTACAACTTTTGTGATAACCGTACCATCACCATATTGTGATTTGAGTTTGTTGTTTTCTAATAACATACCACCGATTTTACCTTCGGTTGCTGTTATAGAACCACTAATAGCAACTTTGTTATTAGCAGGATCTAAATGGAACATAGATGATGTAATCTCTATATTGTTGTTACTACCACTTATAAATTGTGCGCCAGTCTTTCCTAAGAAGAAATCTGAAGTTTTAATCTGAACTGAGCTACCACTTATTACAGCTTTGCTTGTTAAAAGATTAAATCCACCATCGTTAAATAATTTATTATTGGCATCAACAACAAAAGCAAAATCACCATCACCATTTATGTAGACACCCGCATTGTTACTACTAACAGAATTTGCATCTCCTAATTGCAATTGACCATTGTTAGAAGCAGTATCCAATATAAACTTTGTTCCTTTTTTAATTTGTGTAGCACTAATCTCAAATCCACCAATCTTACCACCATCAAATAGTACAGAAGATCCTGTAATTTGACCTGATGAAGACATGATTAATTTATTACTCGTATCACTAATAGTGGTTCCATCAATATCAAAACCACCTATAGAGGCTGATACAAATCTAGCAAATCCTAGTGTAGTTATTTGCGCTGTTATTTGTCCACCACCAGGACCAGTAGCGATACTACCAGCTGACAAACTACCTAATATCGTAACATCCGATGTTATTGTACCACCTGTTAGTAAAAACTTAGAACCGGTAATACCGCCAGTCCCATTCAGAGTTAGTCCACCGGCTTGACTTGTTATCGAAGATGCTCCAATATTAAACCCACCGATAGTACCACCAGTAGCGGTAATATCATCAGTTGTTATTTTACCTGATATATTTGCGTTGGAAGCGGTGATTTGATTCATTATAACGTTACCATCATTCTTTAGATGAAACTTAGATGAACTTATCTCTATAAGATTATTACTACCACTTACAAACTGAGAACCTTTCTTGCCTAAGAAAAATTTAGGTGTCTCTAAAGTTACTGAACTACCTGATAACGTTGTGTCTCCTGTACTAAATATTCTTAAGTCACCATTTGAACCACTAATAAAATTAGAACTATCACCAAATAAAAATCTTGATGTTAATAAGTTTATGGATGAACCACTAAGATAAGCATTAGCTGCTTTTAAAACTAAATTAGATGTAGTTGTTCCATCACCAACCGATGTTGATTGTCCAAATGATATTAGATTATCATCATCATTTTTAAATAAAAAATTTCCTGTACTACCTATGAATGCTTTAAAAGTTCCACTACTAGCAAATCCTAAATGTGTTGATTTCAATATCAATCCACTTAAACCTGAAGTACTTGGAGTCTTTACTATTTTACCATTAGCATCTGTCATGATTTTAGAAGATAATGATGCTGATGTACTTGTAAATGCACCAGACACATTTGTTTCTACTGTATTTATGTTAGTCTGTAAAGCACTTGATGAAGCGTTTATATTACTCTGTAAAGCACTTGAAGAAGCATTTAAACTAGCAGACACGGATGTAGCGTTTGGAAAACTACCGCTAACAGAAGAAGGTGTAGCAAAGCCAGTTCCTGATGTTATGTTTATAGCACCGGTTACTGTCAATGTACTACCATCCCAAATTAGTTTTTCACCTAAACTAAATTTACCAGTGCTGTCCATGTAGAAACCAGTATCATCATCATTGTGTGTACCAGCTCCTTGATATAATTTTTTAGCATTACCATCTATAACGATACCATCAGTTGTACCAACATGAACCTTGCCTGTAAATGAACCTGTAGTAGCAGTTATAGCACCTTGTAAGAATACGTTCTCTGTGAACAATCCAAAACCAGGTGAAGCGTTTCCGTATAACAACCCACTACTCAATCCACTCAAATCACCCAAACGAGCTTTTAAATCTACATCATAAACCCCACTACCAGTTCTCTCAACAATATCTATGTAAGGAGTTGTTACATCATTTGGATTAGCGTTCAGTCTTATGAAACCAGTTCCAATTTTTCCTGTTGATACTATAACCTGACCTGGTTCAAATGATTGTGATGTATTAGCTACATCACCCAAAGAACCAGAGTCACCTGTGCTTCCACTATTGTACCCTCTTACTACAAAAAGTTTACCACGAAAATCTGTTTCACTTGATGGAAAATCTCTTGAAGCACTCTGTACCAACATATACTCTGTAGCAAATCCAGTAGCACTTACCTTCTTAGCTGATAGAACTTCGTTAGCTACAAACCCACCAACATTAACAACACTCATTGTAGCAGCTGTAGCAGCTATTGTAGCTGAACCAGTTATAGCAGTAGAGTTAGCTATGTAAAGTTGTCCACCAACTGCGTTTACTGTTTCCTTTTCGAATACAGCAGTAGAGAGTGTTCCTCTAATTTTTACATTTTGAAATTCAGCTTCACCACCATTAGCAGGACTCAATCTCCAACCTTTAGTATTACTTGCGTAATCAGAGGTTTGTATCACACCAGCTGAATCCATTATTAAATTATTACTTGATATCTGCGTACCACTTAGTGTCCAACCACCAATAGTACCCGATGTAGCTTTTACAAGACCAGCTTTTGTAACACTAAAAGGAGCGCTAGCAAAAGTAGCATGACCTAACTGAATACCTTCATCACCATCAGCTATAAAAATATTATTACCAGTTCCTAATGTAATTCTCTTACCACTAGCATCTAATGTAAAGTTTGTAGCAGTTAGGGTATTACCATCTATTGAAAATCCAGCTATTTGTCCACTTGTTGCTGTAATCTTTCCTGTGATTTGAGCAGCTGATGCTGTAATTTGACCATTTGCTTTTAATCTAAGGTTTTCATTAGCTGATTTTATTTCTGTTGAATTAATTTGGAAATTAGCTATCGTACCAGCAGTATTTGCTGTAATTGTATTAGCAGTTATATCTCCTGTAATCTGAGCAGCTGATGCTGTAATCTGTCCACTACTACCTTTCAGTTTTAATGTTGAACCAGCAGAATTAGATAAATCATCTCCGATTGTAAATCCACCAATCTCACCACTTGTAGCAGTCATCTTACCACTAACATTTGCGTTAGAGGCTGTGATGTTGTTCATTATTACATCACCATTATTTTTCAAATGAAACTTAGATGAACTTATTTCTATAAGATTGTTACTACCACTTACAAACTGTGAACCCTTTTTACCTAAGAAAAACTTTGGTGTTTCTATCGTAACCGCACTACCACTAAGAGTTGTAGTTCCACTATTTTGTATTAGTAGTGTTCCACCACTTCCACTAATAAAGTTTGAAGCACTTCCTAATCTAAAACTTGGTGCTCCTAAGTTTATGGAACTACCACTAGCAGTTAGTTTTTCAGTTCCAATATCAACATTACTACCATCAAATTTTATAAACCTATTAGTACCATTACCCACATAAAATTGTGTTGTACCACTATTTTCTATTATTTGAAATCCTGATTGTCCAAATGCATGATTTTTAATTGTAATCGAACCTGCACTGTTAATTCTAAAAGTATCATTAGAATTATTAAATCTAGCAGAAGCTAGTTTCCAACCAGCTATTGTTCCTGTTCCTGTTACATTAATCGTTCCATCAAGTAAAGCGTCTGATGCTGTAATTTGACCTGAAGCAGATAGTACTAAGTTAGAGTTAGAACTTTTTATACCAACAGAGTTTATGCTAAAGTTTCCGATTGTTCCAGCAGTATTTGCTGTAATTGTATTAGCAGTTATATCTCCTGTAATTTTTGCATCCGAAGCAGTTATTTGACCTGATGCTGATAATATTAAATTGGAATTAGAACTTTTAATTCCTACGGAATTTATTGAAAAGTTACCAATCGTTCCAGCAGTATTTGCTGTAATTGTATTAGCAGTTATGTCACCAGATATTAAAGCATTTGATGCTGTAATTATACCACTAGCACCTCTAAGTATCAATGTACCAGCAGCAGATGTTAATTCATCACCAATTATAAAACCACCGATTGTACCACCGGCTGCTGTAATCTCACCACTCATGGTAACATTACCTTGTGGTGTAAGATGGAAGTTAGATGAACTTATTTCTATATTACCATTACTACCACTTACGAACTGATTAGTTTTCTTACCTAAAAAGAACTTTGGAGTTTCTAATGTGATACTACTACCACTAGCATTTAATTTTTTAGTTCTAATATCTACACTACTACCATCGTACTTTACAAACTCATTCGAACCATCACCCACATAAAGTCTTGGTGTACCACTATTGAACTCTAATTGTATACCTTCATTTCCAAATGTAGCATTGTTGATTGTTAACTTTTTATTTGTGGAATCTAAAGCTATATTAGTTCCACTCTTAATTTCATCAGCGTCAATTGTAAACCCACCTATTTTACCACCATTGAATAAAACATTTGAGCCTGTAATTTGACCACTTGATTTTAATCTTAGGTTACCATCTTTATCTTTTATCTCAGCTGATGTTATATCAAATCCACCAATAGAAGCTGAAACTGTTGTTAGTAAACCAGTAGAAGCTATAGAGGAACTTGGTGTTGTAGCAGCTGATGGAACTGCAATACTATCAGCAGTAATAGCACCTTGTACTGTTAATGTATTATTTACAAATTGTAAGAACTGACCAGCACCCTTATTACCTAAAAGTATAGCTGAACCTGTGACATTACCCTCTTTAGTCAAATGAAATTTTGATGAACTGATTTCAATATTTCCATTAGAGCCACTAATAAAATTAGTAGATGTTTTTCCTAAAAAGAATTTAGGTGTTTCCAATGTAATTGAACTACCACTAGCAACCAATGTATCTGTTTGTATATCAATACCATCATCAAATATAAAGTAGTTGGTACTATTCTTTACGAACTCAGCTTGTGGATTTGTCCCGTCCATACCAATAATGATACCAGCAGTTCCTGTTCCCTCATTAGAGAAAGTAGATTTGCTACCCATAGCTATAAAGTTATCTGTTCCACCACCTTGTAGTTTTATAGCATTAGCAGAACCTAATGTAATCTTTTCGTTAGCTGAATCTATAAGAACATTCGTAGACTTTATTTCGTCAGCATCTATTGTAAACCCACCAATCTTTCCACCTGTAAATAATACAGATGAACCTGTAATCTGTCCACTATCTTTTAGTTTAAGAATAGAACCTACTGCTATCTGACCTTCCGTGACAGTTAAACCACCAACAGAACCGCCAGTTAAGTCTAAAGCTGATGCTGTTACATCACCACTAGCTTTTACATTAAAGTTAGATGATGATATGAAAAAATTATTTCCTGTAGAAGAACCACTAATTAAAAAGTTAGCAGAAGATAAAGCGTCATTAGTAATACTAAAACCACCAATTGAACCTTCGTTAGCAGTAACTTTACCGCTCATGATAACATTACCACTATTATCCAAGTGAAAGTTAGAAGAACTTATCTCTATGTTACCATCACTACCACTTACAAATTGTGTAGAAGAACCTAAAAAGAAACCAGATGAAGACATAAATATATTATCACCATCGAATGATATTCTATTACCATTAGCTGCACCAACTAAAAACTTTGGTTTAGTATCAGAAGGATCTCTACCGTTTATAAAGATACCTTTATTTGTTCCTGTTATGCCAGATGGTCTAGGATTACCAGCAGATATAAAACCACCAGCACTAGAGCTTATGAATAGATTATTAGAACTTAACTTAAATACATCAACATCGATTGAAAATACAGAAGCAGTAACGTTTATGTCTTCTGACCTTATGTTAACAGAAGTACCATCAAATACAATGTAAGATTCTCCTTTACCAACAGCAAACTTGTATTTACCATCAGTATCTCTTCCAAATAAGATACCATCTACTGCAGTTGTATCAAATGCAGAACCACTACCAAATCTAAATAATTGGTCAGCACCACTCATGGTAACTGAACTATTACCACTTCCAGCGGTTAGTCTACTATCCTCTATATTAAAACCACCTATATTACCAGCCTGAGCAGTAATTGTTCCTGTCATGTCCACATTACCAGCATTATCTAAATGAAAGTTAGAGGAACTTATTTCTATCTTTTCTCCTGAACCACTTATAAATTGTGATGTAGTTTTTCCAACAAAGAATGAATCTGCTTGTACATCGAATACTGATGGACTTGTTCTAAATTTTAGTGAACCACTAGCTCCAACTAATTCTAAACCAACACCTTTATAATCCTCTCCACTATTTGGCAATACAGAACCACTGTAAATCATGAATCCTTTTTTACCACCTAATGCTGAGTTAGAAGCACTTTCAAATCCTAAGTAACCTAATGAACGAATAAAGCCTGAACCAGTAGCACCTTCTGAATAACCATCTTCAGGTAAAGTAGAGCTTGTTCCACCCATGTGAATACCACTACCTGTAGTATCACCGCCTATAAATAAATTATGTGATAATACGTTGTCATCACCCGTAATAACAATATTAGCACCAGTAAAAACAGAACCTGTGGTTACAGCTACCTCATCTGCTAAATTATTATTTATATCATAAAACTCCGTTAAGAACTCTAAAGTTTCTGGTCGTTTATGAATCAACTCAGGTGGTAGTTCTTGTTTAAAGTTTACAAAAGATGGAGAGAAGCCTGTGTCGGTTGATGGTGTGACGGATATGTCTGACAGGTTCCATTTACCTGATATGATTCTGAACTGAACTTTTGCATTACCCGTTAAATCAGAATTAAAGTTATGTCGTACCAAACCAAATTCTTTCTTTACATCATTGCCAGCCTCAATTTCTAACACACCCATCCGTTTACCATACTGAGATGGTTCATCGACAGTATTTTGTACAGTCTCATCAAAATGTAAATCAGTTTGTTGTCTTACAGAAGAACCAGAAACATAAACCATTAACAATGCTCTACCATCAGTTCCTTTTTCACCTACAGCATTAAACGATAAATCATAATCAATACCTTTTGAAAGATTAAATCTATAAACATCCTTTTGTTGAAATCTTATTTGGTCTGTAAAAGAAGATATACTACCCGAAACCATAACAGAGTCTAACGAACCACTATTGTCAAAAGAAGCAGTCGTTGTAGAAGTTGCTGTACTTAATCCATTCGTCCCACCAAATTTTTCCCAATAAGTGTTTAAATCTGTATCAGATACAAAGTATCCTGTTCTTTCACCAATACCAACTGAGTTGTTATTTATCATCAGTTCAGGTGATTCGATAGGAACTTCAGCTAATAATTTGTAATCATCAAAAGAACCTTCAGCTTTTACATAAACTTTAGCCTTAAATAGTTCACCAGAAAAAGTTCTAAGATGACTCAAAGTAACATCTGCGTAAGAAACTATATTTGTGATACTATATGATGCTGATGGCTCTTTGGTGTAATGAACTTTGCCAGTAGCCTCCATTGATAATATTCTGTAGTTACCAAAGTTATCTTGTTTTGTAAATGGTGTGTTCACATAAGCAGTTTTATTGTTTTCTAATTTAGCTATTGATGCTGTGTAGTGTGTTGGGAAGTTTTCATTTTCTGGATCGGTAACCACATTGAAAGAAATAGGAGTTTTTAAAGCAGATTGTTCTAATTGTTCTTGGTTGTATATGTCTTTTATACTAGAAAACTTTATTACACCACCAATTTCTTCTGTCGTGAACTCATGATTAGTATCGTTTATAGTAAATACATACGGATATTCTTCAGGTGACCTTCTTCTTCTAATTCTTTTTGATCGTTTAAATCTACTACTAGCGCGAATACTTTTCTTCTTTATATGTCTTTTTTGTCTTTCCTTATCAGCTTCATCGCCTTTTATATCACCATCAGGTGGTTTTGGAAGTTCATCTACATCCGTAACGCCTGCGCCAAGAGAGTCCACTTCCGATTCTTCTGAACTAAATATAGAGAACTCTTCTTGTTGAGTTGATTTACCACTAATAGAAAAAGCTGATGATGTTGTTTCTCCACCAACAACTTCTCTTTCCATAGAACCAAATCTTTTTTCTACAGCAGTTAGTCTTGGAGAGGAATAAAATTTTATAGGTTGTACATTTATTTCTGCTGTATTTATTATAACTTCTTTGGTAAGTCTTACATTATAAACTCCTTTAAAGTCATCTGGTACTTCTTGAGTATCACTAAAATTACCAGCATCTAAAGGTATACTTTCTAACTCACCGACTATTATCATAGTAGCAACACCTGGTGCTACTGTATTGTAAACCTCTAAAGATACAGTTCTTGATGTCCCTTCTAAATAATTAGATACAGGTTCAACATAGATACTATTACCCTTCGAATCGATAAAGTCTATTTGAAGCTCGATTCCTTTTCTCATATAAGGAGAAACCTCTATAAGAAAGGAACTCTTACCTTGAGGCAGACTTTCTGGCATATCGGATATTATGATGTGTCTGGATTTATCCTTCTCATCTACCAATACATCTATTTTTTCAAGTCCAAGTAGTCTATTGAATCTTTTTACGATGGCCATTAATGATTTTCCTATATTTTGATATCATTAATAAATATCATAACTTAATTATTTTAATATTTATTATATGTACAAAATATGGAGATTATCGGTATGAAAAAGAAATATTCTTTTACTATAGAAGAGAACCTAATGGAGTGGTTTAGAGTATATGCTAAAGAAGAAAGTACTACTATGAGTGCTTTACTTAATCAGCATATACTAAGACTTAAACGAGGGGGAGAAAAACCCAAGAACTTATTATCTAGTCAAAAGATACGTTAGAAAATTTATCTTCTTTCTTTATTTCTAATAGGGTATCCACAGCATCTCTCATAGAATCTATATGAGAAACAATCATTGTAAATTGAAACTGAGTTTTTAAATACTGAAATAAATTATAAACTGAGTTTAGATTGTCTGAATCCATAGTTCCCCAACCTTCATCGATTGCTAAGAAGTTAGCCGCTGGTAAGTTAGAAACATTAATCAATCCCACACGCATGGCTAGAGAGGAGATAAATCGTTCCATACCGCTACTTAATTCAAGAGGCCATACATTATCATCATCATATACTATGTAACAATTTATATTCTTACCATCCATTTCTAATATCATAGAAAAGTCTACAATTTGTGCCAGTATATCATTTACAGCACCTTCAATAGTTGGAAGTGCTTTAGATATTAACTCATAAGGTATACCATCTCTCTTGATAGCATCCATATAATATTGATAAGCAGCATACTTACCTTCTAACTCTTCTACCTTTTTGATATTAGACATTATGTTTCTACGATTGGTTTCTAATACTTTAATCTCACCATTTACAGATTGTAACTTTTTATCCAACTCTTCTATATCAACCTCTAACCTATCAGAATCATTTTGTTCAGCATCAATAGAGTTGTGTAAGTCTTTGTTAAATAAAATATCTTTTTCTTGTTCATGATAAAGATTAATCTTATCTTCGATAATAGCTAACTGACTTATAAGATTCTTTTTCTTTTCCGTAGTTAGTTTTTGTTCACTATCTACTTTACTAATATTAGAAGTCAATAAATTAAAATCACTTATACAAGAATCCATTTGTTTTTTATGAGCAGTAATATGAGATAAACCATTTATTATACTCTCTAACTCAGATGACTTCTTTAGAAAAGTATCTGCTAAAGTTTTATCCTCATTTAGTTTTTCTCTTGTCTCTATAGCATCTAATGTAAAAGGATTACTCATACAATAATCACAATTAGGATCGTGTTCTAAGTTACCTAACTTTTCAATCTTTTCTAACTTATGCTGAACTTCAATCTTTAGTTTGTCTATCTCTATCTGATGGTTTGATTTTTCTAAACTATATTGTTCGAACTGAGCAAACTTTTTATCTACTTCATTTTCTTTAAAGATATTTATCTTTTCAGTTAGTTCGGTTTCTTCAACCTTATGTTGTTCAGAAAGTGTTTTGAGTTTACCAAACTTTTCATCTGTAGAAGCTAGACTATTATTAAGAGAAGACTTTCTTTCTTCTAACTCATCCAAGCTACCGACAGTATCGTCAACCTTTTTAAGTTTCTTGGTAAGACTTATAATCTTTTTATCTGACTTCTTTTTGTTAGTAACCATTTCTTTTTTTGTTGCAGTTAACTCTCTTGACTCTTTTCTAAAATCAGTTAGACTTTCTTTTATTTGAGCCAAATCTGTATCATAGTTGTTATCTCTAAAAGATTTCAGTAAAGATTGTACATCGTGTATCTCATCACTAGCTAAATTATAAAGTTGGTCAAATACACCAATACCCATAAATTGTGCAAGTAAGTCTTTTCTTTCTTTTTGTGTCTTGTCAATAAATACAGTTGAGTTTGTTTGTAGAGAAAGTGCTGTCATTATAAAGTCATCATAGGTTCCTATTATCTTACGAATATTTACATCTGTAGTTCTTCGTTGGTCACCATTTAGAGATACTTTTTCATTAGCATCATCATAGGTATAGAAATCTACATTTACTTTAACATGACCATTTGATTGTTTTTTAGCATTTCTTTCTATAAAGTATTCTACACCCTCAACCTCTAAAGTAGCTTTACAACTAAACCAATCTTTTTTGTTGTTAAGAACATTGATTGCTTTATAAGCTCTTGAAGACCTATCGAATAGACAGAAAGAAAGAGTATCTAATAAAGAAGATTTACCTTGAGCGTTTGGAGCAAACAAACCAACAATACCATTTAGTTTAGTAAAGTCAACTATGTTGCCTTCGCCATAAGAAAACATATTATCAAACTCTAACTTCTTAACTTGCCAGTTCACACCTCTATTTACATCATCTTCAGGTAATCTACCATTTAACTCTTCGTTTATCTTTTTGATATCAATCAGAGTAGCATCATCTACGAAGTGATTTGTTTTTAGGTATTCATCTATTAGATTAAATTGATAATCAGCATCTCTTATGTTACCAACTGCTATGTGTTGTCCTCTAACCTTATCGGTAGAGTATATAGAGTCTGTCTTTGTAACAGATACTTCTTTGATTCCATACTTACTATGAATAAGACTCATAGCTTTCTTTAGTTGTGATGGTGTGGTGTTGGCTACCCTAACTCTTAATCTAGCCTTTTGTGGTATATCAGGACAATCAGGTACTTTACCATCATCTATGTTTATTGTATAATAGCCGTAGTCATTCGGTACTTCTATGTACTCAGAAGTTCTCTTAGGAACATCCCACAATAAATAACCATGACTTAATCCCTCTCCATGATTCTGTTGAACCAATGAACCGCAATAAGAAATGGTTTCCTCTTTATTGAGATGCTGTCTTTTGTGGATGTCACCCAGCAATCCCATATCGTAACCTTTGAACTTGGATATATTTACATCAGATGGCAGTTTGAATCCCAAGTCCGTTTCTGACTTATCAACTGTTCCATGAAACAGAACTACTTTAGTATCACCTTCAACATCTTTAGCCTCAATATAATCGTCTTCTTTTTCCCACACATCCCATACGACAAACTTTACATCGGCACATTTATACACGCCACTATTCTTTAAATAATGTAAGTTGGGGTGCTGTAAGTTATTTACAATAGGAGTAAGAACATCCATTCTCGATATGTTATTTAAGTTACAATCGTGATTACCTGCGATTAATATCGTAGGACATATATCAGATAGATTCTTAAATAAACGAGAAAGCTGATCGACTAATTCAGGCGACATTTCGGTTTTTGAATGAGCTATATCACCACCGATATAGACTACGGCATTATCTTTATGTTTTTTTACTTCTTCGTATGTACGCTCAAAGACTTCTTCATATTCTTTATGTCGCTTTAAATTTCTGATTTGGATATCAGATATATGATGAATGTGCTTTAATTTACGAAAAGGTACTTTTACAACATTTTCTTTAATCAAGTATTATCCTTTATGAATTTTTTGACTTTATTAATTTTGCTATTTGGTACTATTATATCCCAAGATGTTTCTTCGGATAAACTGCCACTTTCATAATAAATAGTGACAGAATTTCCCAAATCAAATTTTTTCTTTGTCTGTTCAAAAAGCTCGACATCAGTAATGTGGATTTTCCATTCCTCATCATTAAATTTCCATATATTTTTTTGTTTTGCCATGTAGTTTCATCCTCATCAAATCAGAGAAAGAAGTTTGTTCGGTTTCTTTTATAAGATTAATAACTTTTTTAAATCCCATATCAGAAGGATCTTCCTCTGAAAGATTAACGTAATAAACATTGATACCATTCTTCATCAGATTATCTGTCATTTTTATAGAATCTGAAATAGCATCACTATCTAATAATATATATATCTGTTTAACTTGTTTTTCGTATATTTTTTTCATTAATGATTTTGGTATGGTTTTACCAAAAAGAGGGATAGCGTTTCTTCTGATTGCTATAGCATCAAATACTCCCTCACATAATACAATCGGTTCATTCCAATTAATAAATAAATCAAACCCTATAACATCTTTAGATACAGGTGGATTCTTATATTTAAAGCCGCCACCATAGATATCTCTACCAACAAAGTAATTTAAATCTCCATCTGAGCTATAAGAGGGTACGATTATCCTATTAGAATATAAACCTTCCTCACAATAACCCATACCATATCTTATGATATCAATTATTTTAATGCCTCTACTATTTAGATAAGCCATAGCATGTTTTTTTATAATACTAACATCATCTTTCCAAAGTGGTTTAAATTCATTCGGCAATCTTACTATATCTTTTTGCTTGCTTTTCTCATATTTTGATGATAGTGATTTGGGCTTTCCTACTATGTCTGATAGCTCATCGAATTGTTCTCTACTAGCTTTTAACTTCTTAAATAACTGAAATAGATTGTGGCCACCTTGATTGGATACCCAACAATGCCATTTCTGAGTTTGTGTGTTTATTTGGAGTTTAGGTTTGTGATGTGATATGAATGGTGACCAAAACATATACTCATTTGATTTTTTGAGTCTTCTACCGTGATTTCCTACAACTCTATTGAGAAGATTTATTATTTTCATTTATTAGTTCTATAAATTTTTCTATATTAATAACTGCGTATGTTTTAGTTCTGTTTCTTTTAAATATCAAGACAGGATCGTAATCACCACTATTTGTTTCTGCTTGTTCTAATGATGACCATATGTTTAATGCTTCTTGATTCTTACATTCGAATGAATAAGGGATTAGTTTTCGAGCCGCTGGAGATAATTTAATGTCTTCTCCTGATTCACCCATAATAGCTGATTTAATATCATCGGGCTCTAATTGATTAAATGTTTCTAGTAAAAGATCTCTTACGTTGTTCTGAAGTCTTTTACCTTTGTTTTTGGCACTTCTTGATTTCATATATTTAAAACTTATTTAATAGCTTAATAGCTTATTAGTTAATTGCTTATTGCTTATTAGTTAATATTTAATTAAAGTTTATAAAAAACAGGGCAAAGATTTCTTATTAAAAAACCTAATAGAATTTTTTAAAACCTAATTGTATGTTAACATAGTAATATATATACAGGAAAAAAGTATTATACGAATTTATTTACAACCATTTTGATAATTCTTTTTTAGCAAACTTTTCTGCTTTCTCTTCCCACTTATTATCATCGTGAGGATCTAATCCATCATACTGTGCCATCGTTCCAGCTTGTGTGTATTTTTTTATATACTTTCTGACTCCTAATCTTTTAGCATCAAGTGCATGTCCTATTTCGTGTAGTATAGTCATCAGAAACTCTTTTACATTTGGGTAAGACCTTCTTAGAGTTACAGTATCAGTTTCAGGTACATACTCTCCCATATCTTTTCCACTACCAAACTTTACCTTAGATTTTAGTCCATATTGTTTTACCAAGGTTGTTGCTAAATCTAAGTAATCTATTCTTTCCAGTAATAAGTTATTCATAACCTTTTTATATCTTGAGTCGTTTAGTTTTTCAGTATTTTGTGTCTCAAAGTCTTTATCAGCTATCCAATTTTCCCAACTATCAAAATGTGCTTCAAAGTCTTTGTTTATCTGAGATACATAAGCAGTCTTGATTACAGCATAATCCTCTTCTTCACCTTTACCGTATATGTAGTCAGCTTTAGGAAATTTAACCTGCTTGTAACCACCTCTATCAAACCAAGGTTCAGGTTTTCCAGCTAATCCACCCAATACTCTTTCTTTATCACCTCTGATAAAACCTGTATCTGGTTCTCCATCATCAGCACCGTATCCACCTACGTTAGATGTTACTTCCATTATTTTCTTAAACTTACTCATTATACATCAAACCTTACATTTATAGCTAAAGCTAATTCTTTGTCATTTTTTACAGGATTAGAAAGTTGTCCTACAGCAATAAGTTCATTAAAATCATTATATAAACCAACTTTAGTAATATAAGGCTGAAACTCTGAATGTGTTACAAAATTGTTATATGTATTAGCTGCTTCGTATCTGTGTTTATAAGATCCAGATTTAGCAATGGCATGACCAGGTGGAAATAACCTCCAACTATCAGAACCGGAAACGCTAATACTACCACTTCTTTCTTTTGTTACTGAAATGTTATTAGTACCATTCATTTCACCCTCGCCGATTAAGCATGTGTATGAATGTTCTCTGATAGTGATTTGTGATTTATATTTTAAACTATACCCATCAGTACCTGTCTTCGTTCCTATATCTACGAATCTTGAACCTGTATTTGTAAATACTAAAACTCCTTGTTCATAGAAAACATTACCGACAAAACTTCCTGTTGATTTTGTAATAGCCGAATCGGCAAATCCACCTGAAGCAAATGTAGCAAAACTTGATGAAAAAGCGTTATCATAGAGGTTACCATTTCCATCGTCTTTTATTGTTAAAGTTGAAGCTCCACTATCGTCTGTAAGGGTTACAGATTTTGGTTTAATTCTTTCTCCGTACAAATCTTTAGATACTGAAATTATAGAAGCTGATGGTTGTAACAATCTATATTGTTTACCATTGTTTTGTCCAAAATTATTGAAATTATTTTCTGTATCACGATAGTACATTTGGTTAATCATAAACCAACTTGGCATTTGATAGAAACTAGCAGAATCGAAAGTTGTTTTAGTTGCTGTATTAGGATTAAAATTATGTACGCTTGAACTAATAGCTCTAAAACCATAAACACCACTACCACTATCTGTATTGGTTACAGTAAACTCTTTATAAGCCTTAAAAGGTGTTATATTGATGTCTCTTGGGTCGAGTCTTTTAAACATGACCTATATCTCCCAAGTTTAGAAATCTAGCTTAACTTTGATAATAGCTTCTTTCGAATACGATTTCTCTAATGGTTTACTTAACTTAGCAATAGCCAGTAGTTCATTATTATCATTATACAATCCTACCTGTGTCACAAAGGTTTTAGGATTCTTAAAAAATGTAGAAACCGTAAAATCCCCATTTGAACCAGAAGTAAAAGTTGGATTAGCACTAAAGTTAAACTCCTTGTTAGGAACTCTACAAAAATAATGTTGTGAAGTTATTACTTCTTCTCTACGAGCTTGAAAATAACTAGCAACTTTTATATCTTCGTAAAATTCAACCACATTACCACCAGCAGTATTAGAAGTAACATCAGTACTTAAAGAAGCAGACGCATTTAATGCGGGTCCGTTAAATATTAGAATACCTAAATCGGGATAAAATAATCCATAAGCACCATTACCTTGTGCAGCAGCTGTCTTATTTGTACTAGTAACACCACCACTTATCGAACCACTAACGATGTTAAATACCCTACCACCTTGATTTACTGTAGGATTGGTTGTTGCTCCACTGTCATCAATAAACTTATATTTCTTTTGTGGGTAACCACTTCCGCTAATATGTATTTCCCAATTGCCTGGATCCATCTTTTCACGAAGTTGTTGTCTAGCTATTGATATAGCGTAAACATAATCAGGAGTTATATTAGCACCACTACCAGCAAAAGTAAATTTTTCTTCGTTTGGTCCTAATAGTGTATTTGTTAGTTGTCTGTATATAGCAGCTGATGCTCTGTTACCATCAACACCAACAGCACCTAATGAACCACTACCATTGAAGTGTCCGTAAGCTACAGAAAATTGTGGTTTAGCTGTTGAGTCTGATTGTGGATTAGCTGAATAAACATCTAAGTAGTAATCACCTGATGAACCAGACTGAGTTGATGATGTAAAAAATGAGGTTATACTACCAGCCCCATCAGCCCACATTCCTGAAGATACTGTGTCTTTGACATTGGTTACTACATCACTTGAAACTAAACTATTTTCAGGTTGTATATTAAAATCTTTATAAATTGCCATTGTTTACTCCTACTTAGCCTGTAACGGAAGATACTGTTACTTTGTTTGTGATTGTTATGGAAGTCGTAGCACCTGTATCGTTACCAATTATAGTTAATTGAGTTGCTTTTTGTACATTTACAGGAGAACCCACTCCGATGTTTACAGAACTAGCAACTAAAGTCTTACTGTTAGGAGCATCATCTTCACCTAAGAAGAAAGGTGTGGTAGCACCAACTCCACCACCAGCTCCTTCATTCACATTCATTGAAGCAACCGATTGGTCGTGTAATATAAAAGTGTATGAACTATCAGCTACATTAGCAGTAATGGCTGATATTATTTGAGCAGGTTGACTTAATCCTGCACTAGCATTAAATGTAATCGAACCTACTGACGCAGTTATGATTGGCATTTTGATAGTATTCTTTGGAAGAGTTATAAGTTTATATCTCATCACATGATTTTCATCAGGTATTGCTTCTAAGAGTGGCATATTCTCAATTACTTTTCCAAAGGAATCACTTCCGTTTGGATGTGTAACATCAAATAGATTATAATCTACTTCGTCATCTGCTAATGCAAACTTTGTAATGTTAAATGCTTCTGTACCTTGTGCTAGTAACTCACGACCCTTTTTTGTCAAAATAGCGTCTACAGTTACGGTAGTATTATTAAGAAATCCCATAATTTACTCCTAATTATATTTTTTTTAAATTTTGTATAATGTGATTCATATATAAATATCACAATATTAAATTTTTGTTATTATTTTTCTAATTCTTCATGTGTTTCTAGGTTACCCATAAATTCAACCTTGTCTATTGTCTTTCCAAACGGATCGTTTTCCATTATCAGCTTTCCACTCTTTATTTCTTTTTCGATGTTTTTAATCCTTATCACTTTCTTTCTGTCTTGGTCTGTCTCTACTCTCTTATTCTCACCCTTTAAACCTCTTTTCTTTTTTTTCTTCTTAATTCTACCCTCTTCAAATGTTTGTGTCAATACTATTTCATCGTTACCAACGCTCTCTTTGAAATCTGGAATTATACCATCGCCTGTGTTAAGAGTTGATTCACCTTCTTCTGTTGTAACTAACTTGGTTGGTGCTGATATAATCACTTCGATTACAGGCTTGCCATCTATAGTTGTTTTATTATTATTCTTTACGCCTTCATAAAATGAATTTCTAAGACCTTGAAATAGATGACTGAAATTATCTAAATCTGTATTTTCAAAAGAAGATGAATTTTCATTCTCTATTAGAGCATTAGCTGCTGAAGTGTAAAAATTGTTAGTTTTTTGATTGACTCTGTAAATTCTTGAGCCACTAATAATATCTTGTTGTCCACCCTTAACACCATCAAGAGTGTCACCAAATGACATTGTTACATTGGAGTATTTCCCTTCGCCTAATCTTTGCCAGATACTTCTATCGATAAAAGAATCCCTTGCTTCAGAACCACTAGCTTCTTTTAGTAAATTAGTACCACTAGAAGAAACAACAGAAGATCCGGTCTCATAACTGTATATATTAATTTTACCTGTGTATGCATCATAGTTTGTTATTGAAGAACCATGATTGTAAGAACCAGTTATAACCATTACTTCTTTAGTAACATCTATAGAAGCACTATAGAATTTGTTTTCAACAATCGGTTTTTTACCAACAACTACTTTTGGCCTCTCAAAAATATTTGGTTCTATTAGTAAACCAATATCAGGTTTAGCTCTAGCAGGAATCATTTTTCTTAACTGAGGATATAGTGATTGGTCATAGTATTTGATTAATCTTATATAATCCCAAAAACTATTTGGAGCAGTATATTTTTTCCAATAATTATCAGCTACATAATTCAAACCACGATAAGATAGTTCTGTTTTATCTCGTGGATCTCCTAAAAAGTTTTCAAAGTTTAAATCCCCAACAGAATTTATTATATCATTATTAATAACATCAGTTGGTGCAAACCATATACCAACTTTGTTAGAATCATTGGGTGCAGAATCGTATACGCTTTTTGTAGCTCTTCTGCTCGGATTTAGTGTCTGGCCATTTTTTATTGGATTGTCTTCTATTCTAACTTTGTTTGTACTTCTTCTCAATGCACCAATACTTGGTATATGAGTTTTCTGTTCATCAACAACACTTCTAAAAAAGTTTCCTGTAAAACCAGCATGTGAACCTGATAATGTTGTAGTCTGATTTGAACTAACATCCCTTATACCTTCAGTATCAGAAGCTAAACTTTTGTTATCATCAAATGAGTATCTTAGAACTAAATTTTCATAAGAAGATGATACAGTATTACCATTGTAAGCTTTTGGATTAGCTATATGATTTTTAAATGAAGATGTATTTAACGTTTCTGTCCATTGACGATACTCCATAATAGAACCACTAAATTGTGCACCAACAGTTGCTAAACTACCACTACCACCAATATAAATATCACCACTACCTGTCCAAGCATTACTGAATGAGGATGAAGCAACTTGTGAGATATCCATAGTAGATGTACTATAAAGATGTATCTTACTTCTACTAGCATCATACTTACCAACATTTAGTTGATAAGATTGTGATATATTTACATTATCACTACCTGAAGTTCTAGCAACCATAACAGAGTAGAAATCACCATCATATACTGGTAAAGCAGAAGATGTTATCTCTTTATACTCTCCTTGGTCAATACCAACTTTTGAGCCAGACATTATAAAAGAAACACAACCATAGTTGTCCGAAGAACCGTTGTCTTTTAGTCTAATAAAAAAGTCTTGGTTGTTACCATCTTGTTTTTCTACAAGTATTTGATTAGAACCGGTAGCTGCTCTAAACCTAAACTCTATCGTATCCGGTTTTCTAGCAGAAGAACCATCGTTAGCCCAAGCAGTCTTAACTGACTGTCCACCTCTAAAGTCTAATGCTTTTGTAAATTTTCTTGTTATCTCAAATTGAGGAGTTTTGTTGTCAGGTACATTTGGCCCACCATATTCTTTGACTCTTAAAATAGTTGATGGGATACCATAAATATTTATCAATCCTTTTAGAGCTCTAACAGTACCTTTGTTTTTTAGGAAGAAAGGCATGTTATTTACTATTCTACCCCATATCTCTCTTGATATATCCCTCTCAGAAATATTTGAATAATCCGAAACTGCTGAGCCTGTTACTTGCTTTCCTAACGCAAATTTTGGTAAATCTATTAAATCCTTTCCATCGTTTAGATTCCAACCCAATGAATTAGCAATACTGTATATTAAATCTTTAGATAAGCCTTCATCTAACTTATCTCTCCTATCGTAAGTATGCGATAAAGCATTTATGTATTCCCAAATGTGGTCAAAATGTTGTCCTATCATATCAGTAAAAGTTAGATATGTTTGATTATTCGTATCAAATTTTATATGTTCTGGCAACAAGTTACTTAGCTTATCATTACTTTCAGTATCATATACAGACGCAGAATTTATAGTATTAGTAAACCAAGTACTAGCTTGTGAAGATGTAGTGTGTGCTAAAACGTAAGAATTAAGAGGTGTGCCATCTCCACCTGTTTTAGGCCATGCATTATCAAAAAACTCTCCCAAAGAACTGGTAACATATGAGGAACTTTCAAAATACATATACTTTTCAAAATCATCTAAGTTGTTTTTTGTTTCTAATATTTTACTATGGTAAACTTTTAAATCATTTGCAGAACCACTAACACCAACATATGAAGCACTACTTATTTTATAACTTTCTATGTTTTCTAATTTTAATTTAAAGTTTCTAATCCTTTTTTCTGCAGAACTAAAATTTACAAAATTTTCGAATTGAGAATAATCTGTATTTACTTCTACACTACTTAAACTCTGACTTATAAATTCATTTTTTAATTCTGATGCTACAGATGCATCTGATGTTAAAATTTCGTCCTCACTTTTGTATTGTGTATCTCTTTTCTGTACAGGACTTTCTGCATTTTTTAAATCAGGAGATTTTAAAACCAAACGAGGTTCTTCTTCAGGTATAAAATCAATTATGTTTATAGATTCTTCTAATGGGTCTGTCATTTCTTTTACTACAACACACTCATCAAACTCTTGAAAGTCGGATGGTAATGGTTCGTAAAGTTTAAAAACTACAGAATTAGGATACTCCGTAACGTTTATTAAATCTTGCTTAAAGTTTACAGTTAAAAATAAGTTATTATCAAATTTTAAATAAGTTCTTAAATCTTTTGGATTAAAATTTAAATAAGAAATAGAGAAGTTTTCAAATGTACCAGGATTTTCTACATCATAAATATCTGTTGTAGACTCATCTTGATCGTCTACACCAACTTCTAATGCTTTTTGTTTAAAAGACTTATTAACCTCAATCACCAATCCATCCGAACTAACTGAATTTATTTGTGCTACATAAGGTCTGGATACAGGAATAGTTTCTGATTGTTCTGTAAACGTAAAATCCATAAATACATTATCTACCCAAACAACACCTTGAGTTAAATTACCAGTTGATTGTCCATCACCATTCAGGTATAAAAACCATTTTTGGTCTAACTGCCAACCAAAAGGAATCTCAATACTAGCCTCCAATGTTTCCCATTCGTTACTATTAGCCGGTGATACAACAGTTGTTGTGAACTCTGGTGTGATATAACTATATCTTGGTGGTGTAAGTGAATTATCCAACCACTCACTACCATTCCATTTCCAAGCTTGTTGTAGACTTAGAGCACCTATTTGAGTTGGGTTATCAGGAAATGGTAAATCAGCTAATCCATTATCATATATTGGTGTAGTTCCTGGTGTTTCCAATTCACCATCATCGTTGAAGATTCCATAGTTAGCTGCAGATGGATTTCTTACGCCATAAGTTAAATCATCTCCACTTCCATCTACCTCACCACATCTATAGAAGTTATCATTAATTGCGGTGTCTGTATCAACTCCATCTTTAGAATCACTTTTTGCTTCAATAACTCTATCACCTATTATATATCTTACCCTACCATAACCTTGATTATCACCAATTATAGCATTAGCTCCTTCAGAACCTGGAAAATTATCGCTTATCTGTTTGGGTCCATCAACTCCATTATCTTCAAAATCTCCTCCATTATCACCATCTATTAAATCGTAATATACTTCACCTATGTGAAAGTGGTATCTTAAATTTTTATCAGGATTTATTTTATAGTGAGTTTCTAATTCACCTTCATTATCTAAAATAGCTGAGTTCATTGGGCCATCGATATTTTTTGTAAAGTGTAGCAGTTGAGATTGTCTTTCTTTTATTGCGCTGTCGTTTCTACTATAGAAAAAGTATCTATTTGAATTTTCTGTTAAGTTTCCATTACTATCTCTATCACCATTGTTGTAGAATATTACAAACCAACCACCTTTGATTCCTTCATCATTACCTTCACTAACCCTATCTACACTTTGTATAAATCCAAATCTAAAAATATCATCGTAAACTGTTCTCTGATTTGCTGTACCTTCATCGAGTATAACATCTCTTGTGCCAGAAAAATAGTTATCAAATGAAAAAAGGTTCAAATTATCTATATTACTAGAACCGTGTTTTTGTTCCCAAATTAAATCTTCTTTGAATAGTAAACTAGTCTCATTAGTACCAACATTGACAGCAGTTTGCCATCCTTTGTTTTCTCCACGATTTCTATCTCTTTTGTAAAAAGCATCCCCATCATTTGGTAAAGTTGCTGGATGAAAATTTATAGCTTCTAATTTTCCTGATGTTCCATTTGGTGGAGTTAGGCTATTCGCTATGGTTGGATTAACAACCCAAGAACCAGCAGAGTAAGGTGGGTTTTCAGGATTTGCTGTCCATATCCAATCACCACCTTCACTTAACGTTCCGTTCTGAGTTTGGTTAGCTAAGTTTGGTCCCCAAAAATATTTGTTTCCACTTACACCATCATTTCTTATATCTGTTACCTTCCAAGCAGCAGCTCCACCCCATATAGATGTAGGTGTTCCTACAGTAGCATCAAAAGGTGTAGGAACATCTCGTCCATATTCCGTTCTAATTTGTGCCTCAGTCATCGGTGGTTTACTTTCTATAGCTAAAGCATTAGCCTCTGTGTTAGATACATATCCGGGTGGTGGACTTGTTGGTTGTGGTTCGGTTGGTCCAACATTATTTACATCAAAATATCCATCAGGTGGATTTTGTGGTTTATCTTCATTTACTAATTCATTTGGATAACTAAGTGCAATCTGTACACCTTTATCAGGAACAGAACTCTTGACATCCATTCTTACATTTACAAAATCACCTACCTTTACACCTTGTCCTTGTAGATTAGCTATCTCTTGTCTCATAGATAGCTTACGATAAACACTAGCTGGCCATTCTGCTAAATCTCTAAATACATCATTGGTGTCCGAAAACTTTATACAATTACCATTAGCTATACCTTCTCTTTGTACCCATTTAGCGTGGTAACCTATAGCAGAAGTTCCAAAGAAATCTCCATTGCTGAATTGTAGAAAACCATCGCTCCAATTACTAACTCTTATAGCATCATCATGTAGTGTAGCATCCCATTCATGTTCTCCAGCAATTTCTAAAACATTACCCAAGTTATCCGCTTCTATTTCTTCGCCTGATGGATTAAGTATCACATTTACATCTGAACGAACAGCGACATCTATTTCATCTACTTCGTAAACATCAGGTATGGAAATGCTACCACCAACCATTTGTTGTGAAAAAATAAAACCACCATCGTTTGGTGTTACTGTAAGGGTTACAGACTCATTAGAGTTACCTAAAAAGTTTATTTCAGTATTTGTATCTTGTATGGTGTAAGGTGTTTGTATGTTTACAAAATCAGATATATAAGAACTATTTATCTGTTTAGCTCTTAATCTAACTTCAGTTCTACTTGGAGATATTTCATGTATCTGATATCTTAAATCTTCTATTTTTAATTGTTCTGTGGTTGTCGGGTTATCTCTGTATTGTTCTTCAGTACCGGCATATATTACACCATCTTCTGTGATGTAAATATTGTTTGTGTTAGTATAAACATCACCAATTTTAGTATCATTCTTATCTAATGTATGAACTAAAACTGCCGACTCGTTGCCTGCCAACTTTCTTAAAAAGTTATATCTAATAGTGAATACACCACTTTCAAAACCTAACTTACGGATGTGTGAGCCAGGATAAAATTCTACATTATCATTTGAAGAGTTTATTATAAAATCAGATAAAGGTAGATTGTCATACTGAATTAGATTATTACTAGAGTCAAATATTTGAAAGTGAACAAAGTCTCTATCACCCTTACTTCCCCATTTACCATCTTCGTAAGGTTTATTACCAATAATTTGAAAATTGCTGGCATCAAGTAAATTTTTATCTCTTTCTGTTAATTTACTAGCCATTATAATTCTCTAAACCTTCTATCTAAAACCTCTTCAACAATAGTGTCGCTTTCTTTTGTTTTCAAAGTTTTTACTTTTAAATCATAAACTATTTTAGAAGATTCATCTTCTAAAAGTTCGTTTTTGTAAGGATTTTCAAAAAGTAAAATTTTATCTAAACTATCCCTTACTAAAGAACCTTGATTAGCTGAACCAGAGTAGTTAGCCTTTAACTCTAAAGTAGCTTTATTCTGTAAGTATTGTTGTTCGTCTTCTTCAGTTAGTCTTTTGTAAAAATCTAACTTCTGTAATTCCTCTTGTGTGTAAGGCATTTTTTATCTCACTACTTTAAATGTAAAATCATCGTCAAAGTGTTGTATGGTTTCCTCTGTTGTGTTACTACCACTTACAACTCTAAATTGAAATTTGTAATATCTTTCTGCTTGTAATCCATTCATCCATAAATTAAAATAATTTCCTGTTGAGTCACAACTTATTAGAGAACCTGAACCAAATGGTACTATCACATCGTCTGTCCGACCATCTAATACTGAGTAGTAAGCGCCATCACCACCGATATTTTCCACACTACCACTCGGTAAATACTTTTGCGTTAGGTATGCTGAAGATGTGTTTGAGTAAGACTTTGTTGGGTATCTACCTCTACCACACAATCTAAACTTTACTTTAGAACTCTCCTTGTACTCAGGTCTTAAATTCTTCATATATACTTGTAAGTCTTCTAGTTCTGTAGAATCTAATGCAGATAGTGAGCCCGTACTCCATTTTGTATCAAACCATTCAACTTCTAATTTTGGTGGATATATTGTATTGGTTTGTCTTGAGAAGAATTTAAAATTACCCAATTTGTCTTGACTTCCTTCATCAGTATTTGTATCTAAATTTTCAAAACTACCACTTCTTTTTACTATAAATCCGTTATTAGGATATGTACCATCTAACCATTTGTTCATTATAGGCGTTACATCCATCCTCATATCATCAGAACCATACTTAAAAGATTGTGTAGCATAAACTTCTTCATGCCACGCTCCACCTTGCTCTTGACCTACAGAACCACTCCAAGCTGTTTTTAAAATCTGACCATCTCTATACTGCCAACTAGCTCCTTCTGTTGTAATTGGACTATCACTAAAAGTTCCTTGTCCCTCAACCCAACTTTGACTTATAGGATAGGCCCACAAAGACTGACTTGTATTCAATTCTTCAGAACCTGCATCATACATATTTAGATAGTATTTAGCGTCTGTAGATATAGTTCCGTTTACTAAAGAAGAAGATATTTCACTAATATCAAATTTAATTAATACACGAGATACTTTAATGTTACCACCAGATTGACTCATATCTTTTCTTACTTCTAATATCTCATCTAAGCCAGCATTACCACTACCACTAGCTTGATATAAAGTTGTATCTATTTCTGGAAAAACAAAATAATGCATTAGTTACCTCCCGATGAATTACCAATTACTCTACCTTCAATATCAGTATTTGGAAACTTTAATTCAAAACAACTTGGGTCTAGTGATGGATAAACAACTCCATCTTTTGTAGCACCTACCATATCGTAAGCATTTCCTGAGTAACCACTACTAACTTTAAACTTATTAGTGATGAGTACAGAATGCCCATTAGGATTATCTTCTTCAGGAGGAACAACTGCAGAAACACCATCAACCAAAGAAAGTTGATAAGCTATGTCAGCTAATACGATTGGTTGTCCTATCTGCCATTTATCAATATTAAAAAAGTCTCTGACTTTTTGTATAGCTCTCAATACAACTTCTTCTTTATTGTAACCAACCTTTGTTAGTAGATTAAATTTTATACCGATGTTTATTACAAATGCGTCCTTTATATTTACAGCATCCGTAACCATTCTAAATTGTGTTAGATAAGTTTGTATATTTTCTTTTACTGCTTGATTTACTGTAACTAATTTTTTACCTGCATCAAAACCTAAAAGATACATATTAAGAGCCAATGGATTTGCTATACGAGCATCTGCATTAGCACCTGATTTACTATCTAATTGACTATCTTGTACGACATAGGCTTTTGCTACATTACCATATTTAGGTGGTAGTGCATAAACTCTTGTAATGTAGTCTTCTTTAGTAACTGCTCTTTGTTGTGCTTGAAAGTAAGCTAAAGCATTATTTTTAACTTCTGTGATACTCTCCACACTTCTTCCACCAGCAGCTGGTTGTGGATTGTTTATAGCTATAGAAGCTCTAGTAGTACTGACAAGTGCAGCATTAAGTCCCGTTTCATCTAATTCTACATTAGCAACTTGAACACTTCTAATACTATTAGCTCTAACATTACTATTAATACCACCACCGTATCTGTATCTGATAGTTAGTTGAGTATTAGATGGAGCTTGTCCGTATGCTTTAGTTGCTAAAAAGTTTGAGGGATCAAAAGCTGTGTTTAGGTAAGTTGGTGAGCCAGGCAAAGAAGAACCAACTTCATCGGGATTTGGAACTATCTCTTCATCAGGACTATCTGATGTTCCAGCTCCAAATCTTAATTCTGTTCTATTATCTTCTCTGATAAAAGTTGTAAATCTTCTTGATGTTTTTAGAAGTTTTAGTAGATAAGGAGCTTGGTCAGCGTAAGTGTATAGCTGGTCATCATTTTTAGATGTATTATCCATATCTGTAAATACTGTATCTTGGGCTAAGTAAGGAACTTCGTACCAATCATTACCATCACTGTCTGTACAAGAAAGTATTTCTAAAACATTTTGATTTGCTAAAGCAATTCTCTTGTACTTTTCAGCTGCATTAAAAGTAAAGAACTCTGTTGCAACAGTTCCACTTGAAGCTCTTGCACCTTTTTTTAATAGGTAGGTAACAGGCACGTTAGCAGAACTTTCATAAACACTTATCGTCATCGGGTCATAAGAACTTGAAAACTTAAAGTTACAATCCTCTGTTGTTATAAAAGACACTCCTGTATCTGATTGTATCTCCATTCCAGCTTTTAAATTCATAGCATAGTTTAAATCAGGTTTAGTGCTGTAACTATCACCAGCACCACTTGATATTGCTGGAACTGTTTGAAATACATCAACATCAGTTGTAGCAGCTGAAGATAATTTTGGTTTGTATCCTAAAGACTGAGCCATATTGTAAACTGTTCTCTTCTCTTCAGCAAAAGCTAGTAGACTTTCTTTAAACTGATTGTCTACGTAATAAGAAAGTACATCACCAACGTATGAAGCCATTTCAATAAACATCATACCGGGTGACGATTCATTGAAATCATTATACTGATTTGGAAAATATATTTTAGTAAATTCTATTAAGTTATCTTTGAAAGATGTAAAATCTTTATTTAGATACCTAACTTCTTTTACTGATTTTTTACTTACTGAATATGGCATTTAATTTCTCCTATTTACCCACCACTTGATAACAAATCGTGTGGGTCTAATGCTAATGCTCCTGTATAGGTTGATAAATCTAATTCTAAATTTTCTTCTGATGTTAAATCCACATCCAATGTAAATCTTATATTCACGATAGCTCTGTTTATGTTAAGATCTGAAAATTTTGTTTCAATACTAACCACATTTATAAATGGTAAAAACTCACTCATAGCCCCTCTAATTTCTTCTTCAACTCTACTTTCTAAATCTGTGTTCTCTTGTGAGAAAGCTAGTGAAAGTAAATTTGTTCCAAATGTAGGATTACCTAACCTCTCACCTTTATTGGTAAGAAGAAGATTTTTGATATTAGATTTAGCTTGTTGTAAAGCAGTTTTAGTTCTATTAAAGAATCCTGAATTACCATATGTTAATGGCAATTCTAAACCAATAAAAGTATCTTCATTTAAATCGTTTTCAATAACACCCATTATAATTTACCATCCTTCTTCTTTAATGCGTTCATTACACCTCTATAATCTTTTGTTAAATCACCCATTACATCTTGTACTGCTTTATTTGATGTATCAACACCAGCTGCTTGTGCTGTCTGCATAGCTCCCATCTTTCTTTTCTCTTCTGCACTACCTAACGCTCCACCATAACCCATAGCCTCAGCCATTCTTGTACTATCAAAAGTCTTATTACCCATTGTTGGATACTCTTCGAACTCTTCTCCACGAGCGGTTTCATTTAGTATCTTGTTTAACGTTGGGTTTTTAGTATAACTTACTTCTTCAGGTTTAGATTTTTGAGGAACAGGCTTTGGTATTACTTCAGGTACATCATTTACATTATTAGATATAGCTTTAGCTCCTTCACTAATAAGTATCTTTCTTACCTCTTTTTGTACCTCTTGTTTAACTATTTCTCTAATTAAACCTATGATTTTTTTAGTATTCGACATGATAACTCCTATTTATTATAAATATTAAGAATTTAATTTTCTCTCTCTTTGCTCACGTAAAGCTTTCTTTTTTTCTTTTTCTTGTTTAGCTTTTTTTAATTTTAATTTAGTTTCTGAAATAAAGTTTTTAAAATTTTCTACTAGACTTGGTACTACATTCAAAACGTTTTGTGCCTCTTCTTCTTCATTCTTTACTTTTTCTATAACAAATTTTTGAGCAACTGCTACAGCAGCTGCAGCTGGATTGAGTGAAGCTGATATAGTACTTGCCTTTTCAGTAGCTTGAGCTGCTTGTCTAGCTGCTTTCAAGCTCTTTAAAACAGCACCAACTGTCTTAACAGTATCTTGAATTGTTTTTACCTGTTTTTCTGCTGTTTCTATTTGGTTAAGTACTTTCTTAATCTGTTCCCCTTGCTCCCCACCTTGTCTAGTATTATTAATAATAGTATCTACTTTTCTTTCAATATCTTCTTTTGGTAAATCAAATACACTTTGTACAACACCTTTCAATTTATCTGATATGACGCTCATAATTATTTTCCTATGCTATAATAAGTCTACGAAAGGATCATCTCCCGTAACTTCATTTGGTTCGTTTTCTGTTATGTAAACCGTATCACTTAGTATCTTTGGTAATACATTAACTCTAATCTTTTGTATTTCATTTAACATAACGTTTGATGCGTCTCCTACTTCAGCTATTCCTGTAGCACTAGAAACAGAATTAGAAAAACTTGTTAAGGATGAGAATAACTTTTCAAATAAATCTTCTAATTGATTTCCTAACACCATAGGATTAGTAGATTCTGCGTCACCCAATCTTATTTTACCACCAATAGAGTTTGTTCCTAATTCTAAATTTATTTCTTCGTTAGCTGACAAGTTTAGGTTTCTTCTAGCAAACATATGTATGTCTGTTTTTTTGGAATTAAAAACCAATCTATCAGAATTAAGTGTAATCATATCACCATCCAACACATCAGGAGTTGTTAAGGTTTGTACTGCTGGTATTAGAACATCAACCTCTTTTGCTAAACCTGATGTCATAAAAATTGAGGAACCATCAGCATTTATATTTTGTACATGTGGGTAATGTTCGTCAGCTATTGTTTGTGGTAGAACTGATTGTCTATTCGTAACCTTTACATCGGGATACAAATAAAAAGGATCACTACCAAATTTTATAGCTTGACCAAATCTACCATTAAAAACTACATCACCATATTCACTCAACAAATTTCTATTAAACTCTGTTGTTCTACTTGTAACTCTTGGGTCTGTAAGAGTATTATTAGCTAGGTTCATATTCACATGATTTTTTAAATTTAAAGGTTGGTAGTAATACATTTGACTTCCATGTTTTGCTATGTTCACAACCTCTCCTATCAAAGGGTATGCTACCATATGAGGAGATAAAGGTTTTATATAATCATCAATAACATCACCATCACTTTGACTCTCAATAAATCTAGCTCTAATTGTACCTAAGTAAGAATAGTCTGGCATTTTTCCATCACCACCAGCTATATCTTTTCTTGGTAAGCTTTTTGGGTCTAAAAAAACATCCGTTACTACAGCAGGCTCCAACTCATAGAACTCTACAGCTTCATCGATATTATCTTTTACTATTTGATAAACATCATCATAAGTTGTAAATCCACCACCATCTGTTCTTCTGTTCTTATTTTTTTTACTTTTGAAAAAAGGCATTAATTCTCAACCCTTTTAATGTCGTCTTCTATCTCATCTGAATGACTTTGTAAGTCTGTAGCCGCATCTTCTATCGCACCTAACAGTTGCTCCTTCTCAGCATCAGATAAGCCATACTCATCTTCACCTGTACCTTTACTCTCTGCGGCTATTATACGTTGTACTATAGCAGCTACCTTTACTAATTGGTCATCGTTTTTAACGTTGATTTCTAAATATTCTTTTAACATAGGGATAATCTGCACAGCAGTATCACCATCTTTTATAAAACCAACAACCTCTTTCATAAGA